TTGCGAGTTATAACATCCTCCTGCAAGTTGGGAGGCAAATATCCACTGTCGGCTAATGCATTCATGAGGAGAGCGTTACCATCTGGGTTGATCGCATTAACAATAACGGCCGTAACCTGGCTCCATTCAACGGAACCGGGATAATAGTAGGTGTTACCCAAAAACTTATGGGCAGCCTCACCCACAGTATAGCCCGGTTTCGTTACAGATTTAGCAAGATATTTAGCGTAGGTATACGCCGCATTCTCGTCTACAAGCCCGGGCAAGTCTAAAATAAATCTATGTGCGCGTTTTGGCTCCGAAAGAGCGCTAGTCCAGAAAGGCATTCTTTAGTTTCTCCTCATAAGTACGGTTCTAACTTTAAATAGTGTGACATGCTAAAAGCAGCCACTTTATTAATCGTCAAATGATGCTCCCGTTCGTGTAATATTAAAATCAATTGCAATAAATTCAATAGCTCTGGTAGGCTTGAGATAGATACGAGCATACATAATGTTCCTATCAACTAAGTCTGGTGTCGTCGTAGTGTCATCAAGAATAAGTTTATAGTCCGACAACCCAAAGTTTGTCTTAATATCCGCAAGGATTGGTGTGACAGCTGAAATAAACCTATTCCAGGTTGTTTCAACATTTGGATCAAAAAGCAATCGTGCAGCTACCTGCGAGATACGCTTCTTCACAAAAATCATCAACCTACGCACATTAATGCGATCCAGAGCCGACGGCGTTACTTGTAGTGTCTTCTGCCCAAAAACCACGATTCCTTCTGCGGGGAACTTGGCAATGGGGTTAATATTAGCAGCGTACAAATCGTCGCGATCTTGTCGGCGCAAGCGGTGAGCCACATCCACAACCGGAATACCAGCAGCACCCTCGGTCAAACCGCCCCGATTGAAGCCCGCAGGAGCAAACCACACCTGCGACTTCTTCTGAGAGCTTGAGAACGTGCCTAAAGCGGCCACAGATGGCGGAAGCCAAATCAGCGAACCATTAATGGTATCGCGACCGCGGACCCACGGATAGAATGTGCATGCATAAGAGCTATTAAGGGCGCGAGAACGCAGGCTGCTTATCACACTTTTGATTTCAGTAGCTGTATTGTTGCGAACCGCTACCTTAGCCTCTGCGCGGGGTTTAAAGCCACCTTCAAGATCGATAACAGCAAGAGCGTCTGCCCTATCTTCACATACATTAATCAAATGAGTAGTAAGTCCAGACTGCTTAAGTCCGGGAACGGAAGCCAAATTCATTTCTACGACTTCAGGATCCGAAATAGCGTCAATTCCTTGACGAATAGAGTTAAATGTATAACTATTAGTATCAGAGGGAACCGTTCCGTCCCACTGGCTGTTTCGGAAAGGATCAAGTTCACGGATATTAAGTCCATCAAAACCACCATACAGCGGGACTGTAAATCGGTCATAACCGGCATCCAAAACTCCTGAAATAGACCCATTAACATTGACAAGGGCAGTGCCCGCAGCATGCGAGCCAGAAATCCACACACCCGAACCGCTGATATCATCTAGAGTAAAGAACATGGAGAATTCGCGAACGCCGGCAGACTCTCCGCTAAACATATCCCCCACTATTTGTCCTCGGGGGCGCAAAAGATCAATATTTGAGGCATCGAAAACGGTGCCGCTGCCGGTCCGGCTTGTTTGAAAGCCGAAATATGCATCTGTGGGGTTATTGAGATTGCCATCCGTTGCGTTCACTCGAAGCTCGGGCGCCGGATAGAGGACAGAAGCGCTGAAGTAGGAACCACTTAAAATGAAAGGGGCAGCCATAGTATAACCAGTCCGGCCGAGTGGCGGATCGAGGCCGAGTGGAAGAGTGCCCAATGGGCGCGCCTGATCGGTGGCCGCGGCAGAACCGGTTACCCAGTTCCCAGCCTGCGTTGCAGGTGGTGCGGCTGAGGCCGTGATGGCCTCGTCTTGATATTTAACAATGCCCTTAAATCCAAAAGGAAGCAGGGACGCGTTTTCGCCCACTATATCTTCGTTAACTGCAACTCGAATATACTGCGAAATATTATCATATTCCCCTGCCTGTACATAGCGCCGCTCGGATGTATTCCAATTGGTGTATTTATCACCCACTTTGCGTGCTACATAACTGAGTGAGTCGGGGTTGAGGCTAAGGTCATTAAACTGTTCGACGATCTTAACAACATTATCAGAATCGTCAAGCTTTCTTACCACCAAAGAGAACGAACCATAATCAGAGGACTCGTTAGTGGAAACCTTGATATCTTGAACCGAAACTTTCAAGTTTCTGTTAGTCCAATCACCCGGCTGATTAAGCGCATGAATAGTAAACAGTGTTGGCATCGTTAGGACGTTATAAGAGTTGCTGGCCGCGGCCCTCTGCAGTAAATCACAACCAATAATAGAGGGTGACTGGGCACTTTGGAGAGGTGCCTTAAAATTATCTGCGTCGCTGCTGCCGCCTTCAGATAGATTAACGATGGCAGCATATGTGCTTCCTCCTCCAGCTGTAATATTGGCCTTTAAGTGCCGATCAAATGTTTCGCCTAAGAAATACTTATCATATGACGTCACAAGCGAACTATTGCTGCGTTGAGGAGTCGTGTTAAGAACCTTACGAATATATTTTGAGTCATTAAGATCAAAGTTGAAGCTCGTTGTCTTGTCGGTTCCAGCGTTATCGGAATCATTAATAATCATCCTAAACTCTAAAGCTTTGCCAGTATCAGCCACTACAATGTTGGAGCCAGACAGATCAAGCCCAGTAATGAAAGTCGGCAGCGTGCCGTCGGCGAGGCCAGTGCCGGATCCGAGGGTGGAGCCAGAGACGCCCAAAATACTGCCGGTCAGCTGCAGATAAGTATTGGCACCTGTGGTATAAATAATAGCTGCTAAGGCTCCCGTCAGGGCCGGAGCATCACCTTTCTCGAAAACCACAAGGCCCCACGCTTTACCGTTATCGCCGCCGTTCCAGCCAGCCTGGCCGCCTCCGGTCGCGTTAGAAACTTCATTACCCAAAAGACGAATGTAGGTTAAAGGAGAGCTATTACGAAGATAAGCTTGGGCTGCGTAAGCGCCGTAGGTGGGGGCGGATACGTTTGCGCCTAAACGCCAGACATCGCCATTAGCAGTGCCGGGGAGGGGGGCACCGAATACATTTACAAATTCTGAAAATGAATTAACAGTTACAGGCCGTAGGGCCGGCCCTTTTTCTGCACGCCCAATAACTACCGGCCCGATTCCGGCCGGGGAGGCGGGTAATTGGGAGTTATCGATTTCATTAACGAAAACTCCTGGGGATACAAATCTATAATTTTTTATTGACATTCGTTTTTGTCTCCTAAACCTGGGATATCGTTATTAAATAGTATTGACTGCTCGCAATAGAAACTAATCTCTATAAAATCCGCCCTTAATATTCTCTGGTATATCACCAAAAATTACCTTTTCCCGGGAAAGCTTAAATTCCACCGCGTTTTCACGACGAACAATCACCGGTTTTTCCTGATTTAACCCTTCTCCGATAAGATATCCCAATACTTCAATATTAATGGTATTTTCGTAATTTCGTCGCTCCATCCCAAGGTTAGCTTTGTTAGACCCATTCGCAAAATTGCCATCAATAAACACTTCATAAAAATGGTTCTCGTAATTAATGCGCCTAGGCATCCGAGAGTTGCCGGGGATGGTTATAAAAGGTCTCAGAAGTTCATTAAGCTGTTGTTGATATTCAGTTCGGAGAGTAATCTCATAATTTACGCTAATCCATGTGGGAATAGGGATGGTAATTGTTTCGTAAACTACGCGCTGTGTTGACATATTCCGTTTATTTGTATTAGCCGCCTTCGACGTCACGTTTTTATCGGGCCCATACTTACGCTTAGCAAAAGCATTTTGAAATTCGGCTGTTTTCTTTTGATTAATTTGACGAGCCACCGTTATCGTGCCTCCCTTCGTCCCTGGTACAGGATACAAATTGGCATAAACGGTGCCCTTCTTCGAGGGATCTTTATTTACACTCGCCCTATTAACAGATATTAAAGGTAAAATCAAGGTTTCTTCTTTATCCCGCAAGTCTTTGTTGTGTTTAATTTGATAAGCTCTTTCAGCCGACACCCATAATACAGGCACCTTTTTAAATCCATCATTTGTAGTAACTGAGAGATTTAATTCTTCATCAATAAAGCGCATCATTGCGCCATCGATTGTTTCTAAAGAGGACGGCATCACTTCTATCTCTTGAAGTTTTGCCGCTACCCCCTTGTCGCCGACATAATTAAAGCGATCTTTACCCGCTTTATCCTCAATCTGCCTTTGTGTTTTTTTGCTTCTTGCCATGGGAACTTCTCATTTATCCTACATAGATGCCGGCAGGAACATTTTGAAGTACCTTTGAAGTGGAGTCCTGAAGACCCGAATCCTTGGCAGCCATTTCTGTGTAAGTGAGTTGATCCAACGTTGTTTTCAATTCTTCTCTCAGAGCATCTTGCTCAGCTTTTGCCTGACTAAGTAGCTCGGCGGCGTTTAGAGTAATACTATCCCCAGGAATGGGAACTGTAGAAAATTTTCCCCGTACCTGTCCTAATATCTCTTTGGTTAATGCTAATGAAAAGCGGCGGATCCATTGTTTACCAATCGCATTTATATTCTCATATGGAACGTTCTGAAAGGGGAGCGTATTCATGTTATTAATACCATCCATACCCGACTTGGGCTGGCCGGCTCCCTCTTCCCATGGTGCGAACTGTTGTTCAATGGTGAATTCTACCCAAAACTTTTTAGGACTTGTGTCGTCAGGCCGAGGATAAATCCTAAGAACATTATCTTTTAGTTCATACGAATAGTGAGAAATTCGTGTCCAAAGAGAATCTTCATACGCCATGGCTTGTAATTTATTTTGCCACGCGGGAACGATCTCAAAAGTCGAATCATCTGCATATTGTCCATAGGTTCGCATATTACCTACAACCGAAAATCCGCCATAATATCCATAAAATCTCCACATGGCCCGAGGAGTTTTAAAAAATACCTTGCGAATAACTATTCTCTTATCTTTCACTTGACCGTAATAAGAATGGGAAGAAGTGAAAGCAGACGAAGCAGAAATTAAAGTTTGTAAATCATAGTCCTGCTGACCCGAGACCTTCGAAAATGAAGCTGAATAAATAGGGAGAGTGCCTCCTAATCCTACCTCCGTAATACTTCTTTCCGAAACCCTCCTGGCAAAACCATAGTCAAATCGAGGGTAGTTTAGAGTAATATTTTTTCCTTCTAAATCATCGCCACTCACTATCTGACCGTCTTGGTCAAAGGAGGCGGTCTGGGCGCCGAGGAGGTCTGATAGGCTATTCTTACTTTGGTGAATATTGAGAATATACGAATATTCAAGCGTGGCCTCTTCATAGGCAGCGTATACACTCCCCTGTGCTAATTCAATATCTAATACGTCTCCTCCCAGTTTCTTATAAGTATAAGCAACTTGATCTGCAGCGCCCGACAGAAAAGCATCAGAACCCGCGTAAATTCCAAAAGGTAACGTCGCCGCGACGTTGGAGGGTGATCCGGTTACCGGAAGCACATTTGCACTAATAGTTGACTTTGGGTTTAGATTGGGAATGGCCATGAATGTTCCTCGAATACTCTGTTACTAAATAGAAAGCCCCGTCTCAAAAGAGACGGGGCTTTAACTATTTTGACCTTACGTCAGTTATGACTAAACTAGATCAGTAACGACAACTAGTCCATACATATCTGGACGAACCATCTTCTTGGCATATCGAGTCATCACACCCTTGCGAGGCACGAAGTCTTCAACACCGAAGATAGTAGGCGTGGTCTGCAGCGGCACATAAGGTGCATATACATATCCACTCTCGAGGAAGCTACTTCCACGTCGGCCAACAAGGACCAACTGACGTGGGAAGTAAGGATCGACAAAAACGTCGAACTTCTTAGAGAGAGCGCCAACCTTAACAGCACCCGCGTCGCCGCGGTCGCTATCAGCAGTTACATTAGCACGGAAACCCGCTGTAAACTCAAGGATGTTGGCAACTTCAGGTGAACACACCACAAAGTTGGCAGCACCGCGGAGAGTCTTGCGGTGAATCTGAGCCGAAACATCGTTGATCGTCTCAATGAGAGTTTCATACCACTCACTCACGTTACCAGTGAAGTCTGGAGTACCAGACACACCAACCTCAGCACCAGTTTCCCGGTTGAGGAATTTACCAGCTGCGCGGGACCAGTAACGAATACCGGCCGTTTGACCTCGAACAAGATCCTCAAGGATCTCACGATCGATTTCAAGTGCAATCTGCTCAGAGAGAATCTGAGTCAACTCCACCTCTGCATCAAGGTTGTGGTAAGCGTTGAGATCCTGTCCCAACTCTGGAGTCCACTTAGCCTTGAGCTTCTTGGTGATTGCCGTAACAGCAATCGAATCGACCTTGATGTCAATTTCCGGAATATTCTTCTCATTTTCCAAGCCCCACAACGGATCGCCGATGACGCTACCCAGAGCGCCTCCGTTCTGAAAGTCATCACTGATCGTGAACGACGCAGTATCACATGCGGCGAGTGCGATCGAGGATGCATTCGTAGAACCCGTAGTGCTAGTATCCATCACGAACAGAATCTGCGTAGAGTCGCGGAAGTCCAAACGCGTAAGGCGTCGGTCCTGCCGTGCGGAAGACAACGGAGCGGTGCCAACGGCGCCGTCCCATAGCGTAATAGCTACGAAATCGTCTTCATTCCACTGATCCGTGCTCGGCGAAATATCGCTAGCAGCACACTGAGCAACAGCCACGTATGACCCGGACAGGTCCGGATCAAACTGAACAAGGCGGTCACCATCTGCAACCGACTGAGCGGCCGTTCTGCTGGTGCCTGCTGCTCCAGTCCATGACGATGGAACACCCACGGTACCCGACGCAACAATGGTAAGCGACACAGCGGTCGCGGAACTTGTTGGAGACGAATAACCTTGGTTAAGGGCATACGGGCCCGCTTCAGCGTTTTGCCCGGTCAAAAGAACACCGCCGGTGATCTGGGACGCAATACGCCCGCCACCATACAGCGACTGCTCTTCACCCGCGAGGCCATAGCCCACACGCGGGAGTCCCGGACCATTAGTAGACGTAGTGAAATCCAGGAAGAAGATGAGACCCGAAGGTAAACTCATCGGCTGAACACTAACGAGTTCGTTAGCAATCAGGTTGCCGAATACACGGCGAACGAGGGGGAATGCGACAGCCGCAAAGCCCTCAATGTCG